GGTTCTCGATATCTTGAACCATAGTTGCAGCGGTCCCGAAGTCACCAGCGGCTATGAAGCTATCAATTTGCACTACTTTCAACATCTCATTAGACGATTCCTCCTCCGCTCTGCTTTTCAGGATATTGGAGACCATAACCTGCGTGTTGGAAAGTGATGGGTTGTTACTTAGTGCTTGGCTGTTCCGGGCTGACCAAGATACAAGTTCTGCCATCGCCGCCTTGGGGTCGTCCATTTCGGTAATGTTTCCTAACTCCTGACTCAGTCTCGGGTCGTCTTGTCTGGCCTGTCGTATCAGCTTTTGATTTTGTTTCTCCTGACGGAACTGATTTTTCTGTTGTTTAAAAATAAAGTCTTCCCTTTTACGTTTTCTTCGATCCTCTCGGTGTTTAATATTGGCCTCAAGTAAAGGATTAAGGTCGCGGCGGTATGCATCAGTAAACCTTTCCATATCTTCCGGGTCCATCCCTCCCACACCAAAGAAACTTCTTCTAAGGGGTTTAATATCTTGATCAAATGATATTATGGCAGCCATATTTTTGTGGGTTTAAACTGTATTATTTATTTTGTATAGGAAAAATTAGCTAACAAAGCCCCCAGCCGAACGACGGATATTACTAGAACGATTGGCTTCCCTGATTGCTCTCTTCCTGTCCGCGGAACTCAGTTGTCCTTCGATTTTTCCTTTCTTTTTCTCAGGCAAAGGCAGACCTCTTTCTATCCTGTAGTTCATCTCGGCTAACTCCCGTTGTTTCATCAGGGCAGCCCTTCGGGGGTTATTGTAACGCATTTTATTGTCTTTAATTTCTTGAAACTTATCATAAGCATCTTCTGGGGTAATTTCTCCTTTTTTTACTTGTGACGCTAACCGAGACCTAATTCGTGAGTCGGGAGCAAGTCTCTTAGAGGGTTTAGACAACGCAGTAAAAGTTCCGGGTGCGACCCTTTTTGAAGCCCGGTCTGATTGCATCTGGTAAAGTTCTGCGAGTCCTCCACTTCCTTGGACTCCAGTGAAACCTGCCGCTCTGGCCTCTGCCGCTTTTTCAGCATACTTTCTAGAACTAAGTTGGGGTCGTCCGTCGTCATACCTCCCTATGTTGGGTTGTTGGTATGGCTGCCTACCTGCCGCGACAGCCTTCTCCCCAGCGGCTCTAACTTGCTGTATCTTTGCAGCTTTCGCGTAAGCAGGGTTCTCTATAAAGTCATCTATACGACTTGCAGTAACTCCAGCCTGTTGTGCTTGCATAGACGCTCGTGCGATAGCATCCTCTCTGTCGTTCCCCGGACTCATCTCCATCGCTTTCATCAGGGACGCAGCGGCTTTTTGTCGTGCAAAAAGTTGTTCTTTATTTTTTGGCTTCTTATACTCAGGTGGAGTATTACCACGGGCAGCGGCTGTGAAACTTCCAAACGACTGAGAAAGGTCTTCGGTTTTTGGTGTGGTGGGTTTAGTTACAGCATCCTTGAGGGGGTTATCCGAGAGGGTAGTAGGTTTAGTTACAGCATCCTTGAGGGGGTTGTCTGAGAGGGTAGTAGGTTTAGTTACAGCATCCTTGGGCCTAGCGGGGGTGTCTGTATTACTACCGCCTACTCCCTGTGGGCGAGCTTGGTCTACGCTCTGCTCGCGGTTTTGTCTGCGGTTTTGCTTGCGGTTTTGCTTGCGGTTTTGCTTGCGGTTTTGCTTGCGGTTTTGCTCGCGGTTTTCGTTGTTTCTCGAGGACATAGTTACCAGAGGTGTTTGCAAGCCCAGTAACGGGCCGTGGTTTTATCTTTAGCGGTTTTGCAGTTGTGCCGTGACCGGAAATTTGCTCTGCGCTTAGAGTCCTTATGTTGTCTGAAATCTTGGTAATCTCGGTGACCGTAAGATACTTTACGGATTTTGTCACCCTCCTTACCGAGGACAACAAACTTTTTCTTAGAAGATTTAGGGGCACGTTTTGGTTTGTTGAAACCGGGGAAACGCTCGCCCATATACTTGATGCCCCCACCGGGAAGCCTCTTAAAGCGTTTGGCAGCCATAAATATCTTCTATTATACCAGAGAATGTGGTTCGTGCCATATTATAATTTCCACAAAAACTGATATAATACACCACCCCCTTTTTAAAACTCGTGCATTAGGGTGGTTACCCTGTTTATGTAAACAAGGTAACCAGTACAAAATAAGAACTTTTTATAGTAGGGGGGTGGGACATAGCTAGGACAGGGAGCCTTCTGAGTTATCAAGAGACCCACGCAGACTTTTGATCGTCTTCCTCTGAGGAACCCTGAACCCTGAACCCTCTGCCTTCTCTACTGGTTCCACAGCCACGAGTCCCATACGCTGACGGGCGCAGTCGAGAGCCAAGAAAGCCGCATCAGCCAAGTCAGGGCTTCGACCCATCCTCGATTTATAATCGACCTTGGATTCAATCTTCACTTTCAAGGTTCCAGATTTCACCAGTTCATAGTTCCGGGCACAAATTTCTTTGCCCAGATCAGCATCGACCCCGCGCAGTTGTCTCGTTCTCATCAACTCCTTGCCCACGAACCAGAGTTCAGATACACGGTTCGTGTAAAGGTCTACCCCTGTCAGCTTGCTGTTCGCCCCTACGCGCTTGTCGGACGGCTTCCCACCAAAGGAGACCCTGAGAAACCCACTAGACCACTCACCAGCCAGAACATCGCAGAAAGGCGCACCAGCACCTGTGGCATCAACTGCGAGGTTATCCGCACTAACTTTATGTTTCTTACACAACTCAATGACCTTGGTCACGATCTGGTATGTTCTTGGGATTGCCTTGTTCGAAGCGTCATCGCGGATCATAAACGATTCGCCGAATTCGATACAGTAATCGCCATCATTGGTATATCCCACTTTCGCCAGATATAACACAGTTCGGTCACCTCCGTTAGTGAAAGCTGGGTCAAGTCCAGCAACCACCATAGGCTTACCTTGCCAGTCGGCTTTCTGTGTCGCACCGTGTCGGACGAGTTCTTGCTCACTATAAATAGTCTCATCCTCATCCCCGTCGAAGAAGACAGCACGGACCATTCGCATATAAGCACGGGACTCCTCACCCAGAATAGCCTTGTCTTCATCCAGTTTCTCCTGCGTGGGCAGGAACGGATACTTATCGAACCCTGCATCCAGATTCGGGGACCGTTCACCATCTAACCTGATGTAGCTGCCTCCCCACTTGGTTTTCCAAGAGTCGTCTGTCTGGGTAGCCACGGAATCCCACCCATCTTTTGGTTCAGACCAGACTCCAAATGCATCGAAACGGGATGCAGGGTTCGACATCCCAATGATCCTAAGTTCAGGGTTCTTGGACAAGTTAGATAGACCTGCATTTAGAATTGCTTCACTTAGTTCCGAAAGCTCGTCGCCAATAAGGATGACTTGCTTCTGTTTAATACCAATAAATTTACCGACAGCTTCACGGGTCTTTGATTTCTCAGCCGCGATCAACGACAAACCGGCTCTCTCGAACAGGGTTCCATTTTCGTTAACATATGCGATATTACCAATGGAGTCGCGAATCTTACAGGGTGCGCCTTCGATGACCGACATGAGTGAGATGATCGAACCCCAAATACGCTTTCTAGCTTCTCTTAGGGTTGTCGAAGTTATTAGAACTAGAGTCTCGTGTGGCCTAGCTAACCAGCAGATAATACCAAAGGCAGCCATACTGTGGCTTTTACTAGAACTTGCAGCACCCCCGATTGCGACGTATTTGTTTTTAAGAGCTTCCCTGACCATCAACTCGGCCCAAGGGTGCTTAACCATTAGCGGCTCTGGTAAATCTGAGTTGTTCCATAGCTCATCACAGATTCTCCAGAAATAATATTCCCTATCACGAACTTTAGTATGGTGAGCGAAACCCACCAAAAGCCCCGTAATAATAGTAGACGGTGGGATGGTAAACGAGCCTACCCTCATCATCTTCGTTTTGGGATCAATGACTGGCTCTAGTTTGTTAGTTCTTTTCTTAGCCATAAACAACTCAGTATAGATATGTCAGGTAACTCAAGAAACCAGAAGCAAAAAGATCAGCTAAAGAGGATGGCTCTTGATATGTATAATGACGGTATGCCACAAGTCCGCATTGCACAAGAGATTGGTATCGGCGATTCAACGCTCCGTCGATGGCTGCGGGAGATGAAAATCCCGCCAAAAAGGCACAGGCATGAACCTAACAAAGTTACTGAAGTAAAAGATAGGGTTCAGGATGCGTTGGAAGAAAACCTTTCCTCGACGATCAAAGACGCCATCAAGATTGAGAAAAGCAGGTTACGCGCCGAAGAAGACAAGGCGATCATGGAACACGCTGAAGTCCAGACAACCCCCGCAGAAAAATATCAAAGCTACGTCACAGCGAGCGCGGTCAAGCTGATGCGCGACAGCCTCAAGTTGATCCGACCTGCGAAGACAATACGCGAGCTAGACCAACTAGACCAAATCATTCGGCGGAACTTTGGGTTGGACGCCAAGGGCGGGGCTGCTGGGAGCAAGTTGTCCATCGACGTTTCAATATTGACGAACACCAAAACAGCCCTTAATGGTGGTGCGGTTAAAACATCAGGTCATGTCATTGATGTTAGCGATGCCGTTGAAAGCAAAAAAGAAGAACACGATGGAGAACCAGACCAAGATAAAAAATAACGGTGACATGGTCAACTACCCACCCCACTACCGCTCACACCCCTCCGGTGTGGAGGTCATCGAGATCACAGAGCATCTAAACTTTTGTTTAGGTAATGCTGTTAAGTATATCCTACGGGCTGACCACAAGGGGGCGAAACTCGAAGACCTAAAAAAGGCTCAGTGGTATATCACCCGAGAGGTCCGACGCCTTCAGGAAAACCCTCCTGAAAGAACCGAGTTGTAGTCGCGATGAATACCACCTACTCTCAGATGATCGTCGGCGTCGACAACGGTGTCGACGGTGGCTTATGCGCGATCTCAAGATGCCGAGGCTGTGTAATCTCCAAGATGGTAATGCCGACGCTGAAGCGGAATGGTAAAAGCGAGGTCGACTTGATGGCTGTGAAGGAGTGGGTAAACGAACTGAACACTGAACCCTGTTTCGTGATTGAGGAACCACTGCACCATGCCAAGAGTTCCCAAGCTGTTCGTTCTATGGCAATAAACTTTGGTAAACTGTTAGGGGCTTGCGAGATGCGTATGTGGGAGGTTAACCCCATAACAGTCAGGGAGTGGCAGAAGGAAATGCTGGGGACTGTCCCCAAGGGGAAAACAAAGGAAGTGGCGAAGGACATAGCAATGATGCTGTGTCCGGGCGAAGACTGGACTCGATCAGAGAGGGCCGTGGTCCCCCACGACGGTATGATCGATGCTTATCTGATTGCTGAGTATTGGAGGAAAAAATCAGCTTTTTCTGATTTAAAGGAAAAAAATAATTGACTCTATTTCGGAAACGTGAGAGTATCCCGCCGAATGAAGCAATTATACCCGAAGCAATTAGAAGCCTTAGATTTTTTTACCAGTAAGATAGATTCAGGGTTCAGTACTCTGGATGCGAGTGCCACCGGCACAGGTAAGACCGTTGTGGCGGCGCACCTCGCGAAGCACTGGGACGGCCCAGTAGCGGTTCTTTGTCCTAAAGCGGTGATACCTTCTTGGGAAAGGGAACTATCCGAGACAGGTATCGAGCCTCTGTTCATTCTCAACTACGAGAAGATACGAGGTGGGCGGACTCCCTACATGACCAAAGTTGGGAAGTCTATTATGAACTGGAAGATTCCAAAGAACACCCTCGTTCTGCTGGATGAAGTCCATAAGTGCAAGGGGCCATACACACAAAATGCCCAGCTGTATATTTCTTTAACGCTCCAAGGTTTTACCACTCACGCCATGTCTGCAACGGCAGCGGAGAACCCTACTGAAATGCGGGGTCTGGGTTTTGCCCTCGGCCTTCATACACTGAACAAATCCAAGGGAGGTAAGCGGTCTTTTTACGGGTGGATGAAACAAAACGGGTGTTTCCTAGACGAGTGGGGTAAATGGGACTTTTGTCGAGCGAGGTCTGGTGTAAACCCCAAACTCACCCAAATGCACGACACTTTATTCCGATCCCAAGAAGCACGGGCTTGTCGATTAAAGACATCAGACTTCCCCGACTCCTTCCGAGAGAACATGGTCTTTTATGAGCCAGTTCAGTTTACGAAAGCAAAGCAGATTGAAAAAGCATTCAAAGAGTTGGACATAACACCCGACATCTTGGCCGACTATATCGAGAACGGCACGGTAGAAAGCTCGGACAACATAGTTCTAGTTAACATACTAAGGGCTAGGCAGTTATCAGAGTCTCTCAAAGCTCCTGACATAGCCGAGATGGCGGAAGATTTAATCCTAGAAGGAAAGAGTGTAGTGGTGTTTGTAAACTTCACCCAGACAGTTGATGCGCTGGTCGAGAGACTTAAATGTCTTAAGATCGATGGAAGACAAAACTCGGCAGAGAGACAGGAAGCTATTGACAGGTTCCAGAAGGACGAAGATAATGCCCTCGTTGTCAACATAGCAGCAGGAGGGACGGGTGTTTCTTTGCATGACGTTCGAGGAGAACGACAGCGTGTATCCATAATCTCCCCCACCTATGTAGCCAAGGACCACCTTCAATGTCTGGGCCGAATCCACAGGAACGGTGCTAAATCGGACGCGATCCAAAAAGTTCTCTACGCCGATAAGACAATAGAAGAGTCGGTTATCAAATCTCTTAAAACTAAAATCAACAACATAGATACACTAAACAATGGCAGATAACGTAAACCACAGCGAACGCGCCCACGCAGAATTTGGACCTAGCGGACTAAAGTATGTCAAGGCTTGCCCCGGCTTCAAAGGAAAAGAAGGAACCTCTGAAGCAGCCGAAAAAGGAACTCGGATACATGAAGCTCTAGAGGTCCATGACCCTAGTGCCCTTCACGACGAAGAAGAGGTAGAGATCTATGAAAAGATCGTCCAGATGGAGTTCGAGTTTATGAAGGAATTTGAGTCAAACAATTAACTAGTTACACTATGATAGTAAATATTCTAAAAAATAACCACACTATTTCAAAACCGTTTAGGTCTATATTAGGAGTAGACACTCTTAAATCTGAAAAAAAAGAAAAGCATACTTTAATGGCCCTCAATTCCCCGAGGCTATCAGAAGTTGCTTGCCTTCTAGTCAACAAGTATAACATAGACTGCATCATTGAGACGGGAACTTTTCTGGGCAGAGGGACCACGAAGTCCTTCGCATTTACTGGGGTGGAAGTTCACTCTTGTGAATCTAACGGAGTCACCTACAAGAAGGCCATAGAGAACATAGGTTACCTGCCCCATGTTTTCCTTAACCACGCGAACTCGACAGAGCGAAAAGATTTACCTGCAAAGTTGGTTGAGAAAATACAAGTCGAAAACGTAGCCAAAGAGCAAAACTGGTTAGCTAAAACCCTACTTGCCAAAAAAGATAAGAGAGTCTTACTCAGCTTGGATTCTGGCGGGGCTATCGGACAAAAAGAAATGACAGTGGCTTTGGATGCCATAAAAGAATATAACAACGTAAGGTGTTTGGTTCTTGATGACCTCCACCAAGTTAAACATAAAGATTCTCCTGATCGGGTACATGAAGAGCTTGGCCTAGATATATACCAAGTCGAGCATCGCTGGGGGTTCACCATAATATAGGACATTATGGAAATAAAAATGCGATACGGAAACCGACCTGCGCTCCGAGACAAGATACTGGAGCTACTTGCCGACGGTAAGGAAAGACATATATCAGAGATTGAGAAAGAACTGGAGTGGCCCACCACAACAAGTATCTCGAAAACACTCATGGAGGTTAAAGAAAAACTTACTATATCTCGTGACTCTAGAAGGCTACGAAGAAAAAAGTTCAACAACGCGAACAAAGGCACTATCTGGTGGTTGGAAAGAAATGGATAAGCACTCAGAAGATATAGGAGGCTGGCTCGACTTGATGGTGTCAAAGGACATTAAGAGCCTTCGGGAGCATTCCGACTCTTTCAAGAGTTGGGATGACGACACACTGAGGCAACTTTATGGTGCATTCTGCAAAGATTTCCACCAGTGCGAATGGAAGAGGGCGACCAAAGACACTATCAGACAATTTGAAAAAACACTAAGAATACAAAACGATGACTGATTACAACGAGATACGTCTAAACATAGAACTAAACTACGGGCTATCCACGTTTGGTACGTGCGATAGATTAACAATAAAAGGAAAAAAAGCTTTACTCGCTGACTACAAAACGGGGGTATCACAGATTGACCACCCGTCCGAGAACTGGCAATCGAAAGCATATACAATCGGTGTGTTTGATAAGTTTCCCGAGATCGACGAGGTGACTTTCGTATTCTACATCCCGTTCTATAACGACACGCCTAACTATACTTTTCATCGCGACGACCTTGCGAAGATTAGAGAAGAGGTAAGCCGGGTAGTCGCTCGAGCCACTTACGTCAGATCCAAGTGGTCATCTGGGTCGCCATCTCTCGAAGAACTGAACCCTAACCAAAACTGTCGGTTCTGCCACTACGAGGATTCGTGTCCTGCACTCGGCGGGATGATTTTAGAGGTGGCCGACAAGTTGGGTTCCTCAGTCCCAGAGATATCTGGTAATGACGACCCCGAGGACTTGGAGGCACTTTGGTCTATCGCCAAGGTTGTGACCAACTGGGCTAACGCCTTCCGAAAGAACCTTGTAGAAAAGGTGAAAGATGGCGACGTATCTCTTCCAAGTCTCCGACTCAAGTCAATGGGCACACCCAAGAAATGCAATGACAACGGGGCACTGGTTTCAGTGGCCCAAGACTTCGGAGTAGACGAAGGAGACATACTGGAGATTGCTAGCATCCCTATCGGTAGGCTCACTAAAAAGATTGAGCAAAAGGCGGATAAGGGTTCAAAGAAAGAAAAAAGAATTGAATTTCTTGACAGCCTCGATAAGGAGTCTATTCTTACGCCGTCCGAGGAGAGGTTCACCTTATCGTGATCGAGTCCCTTTGACCCAACATAACAATAAACAATAAACAATA